TCACAATGTTGTCCATCATAAAGTTGTATAAGTATTATCTGTATTGTAAGATGTAAAGGAATTATCTACGTCGCTATAAACATTGAAAGAGCTATTCGTATTCAAGATAGTAAACCCCGAAGGCTGAGTAGCACGAACTACAAAGCCGTTATCAGGGTTATGTTTAATGAACCCATCGAAATTCTCATCGCTAATTATCAAAGCACTTTCAGGATTCATCTTAGTTATTTAAGTACACGTTATTGTACACGTTAACATTCAATAGGTTACTCAAGTTATTCAGACGCATAATTCCATCCTCTACAAGTCCTGTCGCTAAATCGGGGTCAGTATTAGTAGTAGATGTCTGCTCGTAAATCTTATATTCCCAATCCCCTTCGGGAGAATCCTCGAAATGAGTATTCACAACTATATCGAACTCGTTATATCTTTCTTTGTGCGGACTCAAATCCCCTGCGTTTAGGACCACAAAAGAGACTATCTGATTAGTACCACGACTCTTAAACCAAAACAAATAGTTCGGAGTAATAAGAGTCTGCTTCTCGGTCAGAGTCAGTATAATCGTAGAAGTAGAGTTCTTAGTAAAGTGAATCATACTACTAAATAGATAAATTCTGTTTTTTTCCCAAAAAGAAAAACCCCCACCGAAGTGAGGGCTTATCTACCTACCTATAACGAGCCACGAAAGCATTAAGTAGTAAGACCTGCGATAATACCACTTGCAACCTCAGGAGCGAGTTGTTTCTCAGCACCCGTGATAGTCAAAGTGTAACCACTACGATCTCCTTGAGCAGTACCAGTTGCAGCAGTACCGCCTGTTACATCACAACCCTGTGTGCGACCCAAGAGCCAATACTTGTCGTTAGCATCTTGAACTACAACCAACAAAGTGTTCTGAGCGAGAAGCAGAATCTCATTACGAGTATTCGCTTGGAGTTTATTAAGAACGATGCTGAGTTCCTGAGCGTAGAATACTGTTCCATTTTCTACGGAAGCAGTAATAGTCTCAGTCAAAGCACCTGTGTTCTTAACTAACTCATATTTACGGAATACCTTACTCGCTGATTTTGTGATAGCAGAAACGATACCAGAAGCTTCGGTGATTGCAGTTACGTTACCTGACTCAATCATCCAAACCGCTTTGATACCACCCAAACTATCCTTACAATCAAGAGTGTATCCCTGAGTTAAAGCACAAGGCATATTATTAAATTTATTAAGTTAAAAAGTGGGGGGTGATTAGCCCCCCGATTTATTAGATGATGAAAGAAGCAACCTCATCGAGGAAGGCTACGTTTACACCGAGTTTGAACTCAGCTACAAAACGAACCTCATCAGCTTCTTTAGCGTAGAACAACTCGTAACGCTCTTCTTCGTTCAGCAAGTCAGTTCCGAGGAAAGCATTGCTCAGACGCATAGCGTACAATTTGCTAACACCATTCAGACCTGGAGTAGCTACAACCTTTACAGAAGTACCTGGCAGGAAGAACTCGCTATCCGCTTTACCATCAAAGCTATAGTTGAAATAATTAGCGTTCTTAAGAGCGATGGTGTATGTGCGGAATACGTCTTGAGACATAAAGATAGTCATATCATCCTTAGATACAACCTGAGCAGGAATAGCCTTGTACAGAGCATCTACGATAGCTACCACGTTAGTAGAAGTGATAGAAGTAGCAGGAGCTCCGTAGTATGTGGTGTTGTTAGCTTCAACCGCAGAAGTACCAATCAACTTAACGAGACCATCGAACTTGTTCAGGTTTACGTTAGCAGAAGCGGTATCTCCTGCCCACAAAGCAGTCTCAAGTTGAGCAGCAATACGAGCAGACTTCTTGTCGTTGTACTCAGCAGCGAAAGCGATAGTATCGTAACGGCTTCCTTCTGGAAGAGCCTTCTGCAGATACTTGCTCTCAAGAGATTTAGGACACAGAGACTCGTTTACTTTGATTTTACCAACAGTCACAGTACGTTGTGTGAAAGTAGTAGTACCAGAAGCGTTGAATCCGCAAGTACCACCTGCTTGGAAGATAGCATCGGTATCCATAATGTTGATTTTCTCAGAGGATTTTACTCCTACCATTACGTTACCTTGAGCCTTAATCAGAGAAGCGGTTTTTGCACCGAGTACAGAACTCGTAACCAAGAGTGCTTCATTCTCTTTGGTATAGTTGGTTAGTGCGGTTACATCAAATGCCATTGTTGTAAATTTTAGATTTTAATTTTTATTTTGCGTATTTACTCAAAAAGTTATTAATACGAGCATCTTTGCTCGGTACTACTTTGTTGAATGATTGCTTAGGTTTCTCGGTAGCATCGGCAGAAGGAGTCTGAATCAGTTGCAAAACAACATCAGTCAGTTCTTTGATAGCAGCCGAAAACTTTGCTTCTGCTTCTGCCATCTTAACCTCTTGTGCTTTTTTGCCCTTCTTCATATCCTCGATTTGAGCTTCCATCTCTGCGATTTTCTTACTCAACTCCTCATCTACTACCTCTTCAACAGGGGCAGCTTCAGGTTGTTTGATTTCAGTAATCACAGAACTTTCGTCAAGTACGATAATCATTCCATCAGCGAGTTCGTGTTCGCCAGCAGGAGCAGGACTTTCGTTACCTGCATCATCTACGAGCATAACCTTACCACCGACTTCGAGCTTATCCATCTTGACCTTCGCTCCGTTCTTAAGTACATATTCTTTGTACTCAGGAGCAGCAGGCTCGATTGATACCTCAATCTCTTGTGCTTCCACAGGAGCAGGAGGCATCTCAGCGAACATCTGCTTGATTTGCAAGAGTGCTTCTAAAGGGGTCATAAAATAATTTAACCATAAATAGGATAAAGTGCTGAATGTTACCACATAGAAAAGGGGAGCGTAGAAACGCCCCCCGATTTAACCAAAAAACTAAACACTATGAGATTGCTAAGATACTTGATGTAAGATATCAATAATATCCTGCATCATTTTCTGTGGATTACTTATTCCGCTCTTCGAATAGTTAAAGACTCCCTCGACCGAGAATCCCTTTAGTTTACCTTCCTTAACGAGTTCCCATACATCCTCATTCTCTACTTTAAACGAACCGAACCAAGAGCCATCCTTTACATCTTCAAAACCCTTCATCGCTTTGATTCCACGCTTCTCATCGACTATCCAACTCTCAAACATTGTAACACCTTCGACTGTCATTCCGTTATCGTGCATCAGATTTACATTCGACTGATAACCTTTCTTAAAATACTTCTGAGCAATTTTCTTAATTGTATCTGCGGTGAACACAACGTAATACTCTCCGCTTGAATCATATCGGTAGATAGGCGTATCTGCTAACATCAGAGGACCAGAGATAATTCTCTCCTCTTCATCCTGAATCTCGAAACTCATCTTCTCGGATTGGCGAATCTTAGACTCTGCCCAACTTAAAGCAGACTTACCACCCCACGCATCGTACATCAACTGACCGCATCCATCTCCGTAACCTTTAGATTTCTCTGCGTTTTGTTTATGTCTACTCAGAAATGAATACATCCTTTTTATCGTTTCCAATGAGAGAGGCATACCTTTAGCTAATTGGTTGGCACGAATTTTTCCTGTTGATTCTCCGCACGACCCCCATCCGTTTTCTTCTGCCCATTTAAGAGCGTTCTTTGCATTGTTCTTAACCGACTCAGGGTAATCACTATACGAGTCAGCGAAAGCCAAAAATGACCGCTCTATCGCAGGTCTATCTACGAGAGCCACGAAGTCCACCTCTACGTTGGATTCTTCATCTTCGTTTATATCGAGTCTATAAATTGGTAATTCCTTTTCCATATTCTTAAATAGATTTTAGTTTAATCTTGCTGCTCTGTTAATACGAGTGATTCGTTCCTGAGAGTTACTTACATCTGATTCCAATACATAAGAGCGATTTGTAGCAGAACCTAATTGATTAATAGACCTCTGATCTAATTGGGTTACTGTATTTTGAATCGGAGCTTGAGGAGAAATCGGAGCAGCACCGCCACCAACTGAAGCCGAAGGGATGGCAGGAGTACCACCACCGCCTCCAGGTACTTTTACCGCAGCAATAGCCTTTACTGATTTAATACCTGAAGCAATAATAGCTGCTACGTTAATAGCTTTAGCTACGAAGTCAAACGGAGAAGGGAGAACGGACTTTTGTCTGAGTGCTTCGGTAGCACCTGAATAAGTATTAATCAAAGCCTGAGCGATACCGAGAGCTTTACCTGCTGCGGTTTGCTGACCAACTATCTCACCGAGTTTACCTAAAGCATCTCCAACCTCTGAAAATTGCTGCTTTCTAAAGTCTGCTTTTTGCTTTTCTATCTCCTTCTGAGCTTCGGCTGCTG